ACCATGATTTTATATTTGCAATACCGAAATAAGCTGCTATATTATTCAATACTTCAACTATGGGTTAAGTAGCGCACTTTTGAGTTAGGACCCTTAAACTGCGCGGTAAAGAGACCCTAGATGTTTTTTCTGGAATCTTCTTCATCTGGGGTCCCTTTACTAACCCGAAGTTTGGCAGGGAGTTTATAACTGGATGCTGTATCAGCAGTTATCAAGAACTACGAAGACCTTGCGTTCTCCTATGGTCATTTGATTGGGTTAAGTGCGGTAAGAGGCGCAAAATAAAGGGACCCTGGATGTTTTCTAGTCCTTTTCATCTGGGGTCCCTTTACTAACCCGAAGTTTAGGGAAGAAAATTTTATTAACTGGATTGCTGCTTTAGACAGCATCCAGATAGAAAGGAGAACTTAATGACTGTGTACGTTACACAGGAAAATCCCAAGGTCGATATCGTATCGGCAAATCAATGGGGTGATCTTGTTCCTCTCGCCTCTCCTTTCGATCAGATTCATATGAACCCCGGACGAGTTGTTTCGCTTCTCAGGCGAAAGCTCAAGGGGTTTTGTGATGATGATTGGTTATTGGCGATGGGAGACCCAGTCATAATCGGTATCGCATTCGCGGTGGCCGCAAATGCTAACCAAGGACGAGTTAACGTACTCAAGTGGGATAAGATGGAGAAGACTTATTATCCTGTGCGGGTAAGTGTCCGTGGCGGCATTGAAGAACTTTAAACCTGACGAGGAGATACGTTAATATGAACGAAGATGTTTTAGAGAGCATTAAAGCTGATGCAAGTGCTTTTGAAGGTCTTACTACTGAAGCCGGTGGAGAACTATCTGATCTTATTAGACAAGCGTTGTCTACGGAGAAAGCTTTTACCCAAGCAGAAGAAGCAGCAAAGACTTTAAAAAAGCAAGTGGATCGTTATCTGTTCGAACTAATCCCTGCAAAGATGCAGGAAGTTGGAATGGACAAGGTAGAAGTCGATGGGCATTCTGTTAGCCTTTCAACTTTTGTTTTTGGCACGTTGCCTAAAGACCCTTTACAGAGAGATGTAGCTTTTTCTCATTTGCGTGATATCGGCGCCTCTGATTTTATAAAGAATGAAATTAGCGTTTCATTTGGTGTCACTGAAGACAATCGCGCTAAGTCAATGCAACAGGATCTTGAAGAAAAGGGTTTTGATACGAGTGCCAAGACTTGGGTGGAACCCATGACGCTGAAGAAGCTTATTCGGGAGCGTGTGGAGAACCGTCAGGAAATTGATCTTGAGATTTTTAATGCGCACATTGGACAAAAAGCCAAGATAAAAGGAGCATGAACGATGGCTAAGAAAACGAATGGCGGATTATCCGCTGAACTAGAGAACGCCTTTGCCGAAGATTCCGGTAAGGGTTTTGAAGAAGTATCCACCTCAGATATGCAGGTTCCTTTTCTGAGGATAATTCAGTCCCTTTCCCCCCAAATTAACAAAAATGAACCGGACTTTATTGAGGGCGCCTCAGTGGGCGATGTCTTCAATACTGTGACCCAGAGATTTTGGGATGGTGAGGAAGGGGTGAGTGTTATTCCGGTCTACTTTCAAATGAAGTTTCTGGAATTTGTTCCCAGAGTGGACGGTGGTGGGTTTGTGGGGGAACTCGCAATCGAATCTAATGAAGTAAAACAGGCTGTGAGAGATCAATCCACCGGACTTGAAATTCTGGACAGTGGTAACGAGCTTGTCCGCACCGCTCAACACTACATCAAGATTATTCATGATGACGGCACCTTGGAAAGTGCCATTGTGGACATGAAAAAGACCCAAGTGAAGAAGTCCCGGATGTGGCTTTCGATGATGATGATGCAAAAGCTGAATGGGAAAACACTTCCGTCTTATGCCAACACGTACCGTCTTAAAACAGTCCCGGACGGCAACGATAAAGGGAAGTGGAATTCCTGGTCAATTTCCCTTGAGGGAGTGGTGCCAAGCATGGAAGCTTATACTGAGGCGAAGGAATGGAACCCTGCTGCATTGAACATCCTTCTCCCACCCGAAGAGTTAGTCCCTATTACGGATCAGTCGGCTGAAGACGTTCCATTTTAATTAAGGGAAGCCCCCGTTGAAAGGCGGGGGCAGTCTTCTATGAATCCGACTGAACGATTTATATCCCTTTTTAAAGGGTATAATGGAGCACATGGCCAAACCACGGTTATTGATAATCACCGTGAGGGTAAGAAAAAAGCCAAGAGCTTCATTGTCCGTGAACCGTTGACACTTGATCTGGTCCAAGATCATCTGGACGGTAAACTGGGAGTTGGCAGCATCCCCATCGATGAAACCAATTGCTGTTGGTTTGGGGCATTGGACATTGACGATTACAATCTCGACCTTGTCTCTTTATATAAGAAGGTAGAAAATTTAAAGCTTCCTTTGGTTCTTTGCAGATCCAAATCGGGGGGCGCCCACTTATTCCTGTTCATGTCTGAGAGCGTTGCGGCATCTGAAATCCGTGACAAACTTGCAGAGTTCGCATCAGCGTTAGGCTGGGGGACTTGTGAGATTTTTCCTAAACAGGAAGAAGTAATAGTAGAACGTGGGGATGTCGGAAATTTTATAAATCTCCCTTATTTTAATTCAAAGCATACGACACGGTACGGTCTTGATAAGAAGGGGGAAAGTCTTTCCCTTGAAGAGTTCCTTGATCGCGCAGAAAGTATGCGGCTTGATTTCAAAACATTGAAAGAATGCGTCATCGGAGTAGATGCTTCCGTCCTTCCGCACGGCCCCCCATGTCTTCAGCAAATAGCAGAGTTCGGGATACCAGAAGGGGGAAGGAATAATACCTTACTAAATGTAGGGGTCTATTTCAAAATGGTTGATCCGTCCAAGTGGAAACAGTTGTTGGAGAAAGCCAATCAGGACTATTGCAGTCCTCCTTTACCAGCTTCGGAAATAGTAACCATCCAAAAGCAGTTGGAGAAGAAAGATTATATCTACTCATGTAAGCAGGAACCTTTGCACAGTCATTGTAACCGTGCCTTATGCAGAACACGCAAGTATGGCATTAGCACCAGCCAAGGGGCGGCTACTCTTGGCGGATTAACCGTGGTGGAATCTGAACCTCCTGTCTGGTTTGTGGATGTGGACGGTTCTCGTCTGGAACTTGCAACCAAACAATTGCAGATGCAGGTGGAATTTCAGAGGGCGTGTATGGAACAGATGTACAAGATGCCTCCTAAAATGAAAGAGCCTGACTGGCGTGACCTGATAGACAAGCTACTGGAAACGGCTACACGTATTTCGGTGCCGGAAGAACTCACTCACAAGGGACAGTTCAACGAACTCCTTGAGATGTACTGTACTTCGAGGATCAAGGCACAAAGCCCGGAAGAACTTCTCACAGGCAAACCCTGGACTGATGAAGGCGTAACCTACTTCAAGCTTAGTGGTCTCCAGGAATTTCTGAAGCGCCACAACTTTGGTGCCTATACCCGTGGTCAGGTAACGGAAAGACTAAAGGAACTTAACAACGGTGATATGTCCAATAAGAGATATCGTTTTAAAGATAACAAGGATAAGTGGAAAGAAGTTCGGGTATGGTACGTCCCGGAAATGGACAAGGGGGAAGTGGATCTACCACCAGTGACCTTTGAGGAAGAGGAAGTCCCGTTTTGACAGACCCCATAACTTATCTGGGGCCACCGGGAACCGGCAAAACCCAAAACCTTTCCAACCTCATACGCAACTGCCTGGAGGACAACATCCCTCCTGAAAGAATTGCCTGTGTCTCCTTCACACGTAAGGCAGCACAAGAAAGCCGTGAACGAGTATGCAAGGACTGGGGTCTTGAAGAAGACAGTCTTCCTCATTTCCAGACGCTTCACGCCATGGCTTTTCGCAGTGGAGGATATAAGGTTGACAATGTTATGCGTGGCTCAGATTTAAAAACCTTGGGGAAGTCAGTAGGGCTTCTTTTTACGGAATCAAAGAAAAATGGTCTTGAAAGTGATTTTGATATCCTTGGGTTTTCCCAAGGGGATGTATATTTAAACATATATCAGCTCTCCCGTAGCCTTCGTATTTCGCTGGAAGAAAGTTACCGGCAGTCGGAAAACTATGACTTGTACTGGTCTGAATTAAACCGTCTGATAGATGCGTATCTAAATTACAAGAAGGTACGCCGGAAAATCGATTTCACTGATATGATTGAAAATTTTGTAGCAAGGGGAGAGGCACTTGATATAGATGCCTTGTTTGTGGATGAGGCGCAGGATTTATCTACCCTTCAGTGGGAGATGATTGATGTACTCCGTCTCACTCCTGAAGTTCAGGTTTTTACTGGCGATGATGACCAAGCCATTATGAATTTCCAGGGTGCAGACGTTAACGCTTTCTTAACGGCTACAGACAAGAAGCATGTTTTGACTCAGTCTTATAGACTCCCTCGTAGAGTGTGGGAGGAAGCACAGCGTATTGTGTCCCGTATTGAGGGAAGAGCACCCAAACAGTGGTCTCCTCGAGACGAAGAGGGTTCGGTTCATTATTACCAGAACTTTTGGGATGTTCCTTTTGATGAGGGAGAATGGTGCATTCTTGCGAGGACAAATTATATTGCTACAAAATACGCCAACAAACTAAGAGAAGAAGGGTGGGTCTACAGTCGTCATGGCCGTCCCAGCATTGATTCCAGAATATATGACGCCATCATTTCCTGGGAGAAACTGGCAAAAGGAGATCAGATTTCAATTGCTGAACTCAGAAGTGTGTACATGCAGATGACTTCCGGGGAGGATTATGTGAAAGGATTTGGTCCTCGTTGTCGTACCTTCCTTGATTCAAATCAGGAAGAACTTATTGATATTAATATGGCGGCTGATCGTTTTGGTTTAAGGTGGAAACTAGGTATCCGGTGGCATGAAGCATTGACCAAGATTGATATTGATACCAAGAACTATATACTTAACGCTTTAAGACGGGGGGACAATGTCAAACATCCAAGAATTAAAGTCAGTACCATTCACTCCATGAAAGGGGGTGAATGTGATAATGTTCTGGTGATACCGGAACTATCCTACGCAGCTTATAAAACGTACCTCCAAAACCCTTCCATAGAGCATAGGGTTTTTTATGTGGCAGTTACGAGGGCTAAACAATCCCTCCATATCATGGAACCTAACAGCGAGTTGTATTACGAGTTATGAAAATACCATCAAAAAATCTGGAAAAAGCTCAAATTCTTGTTTCAGGAGAACGGGGCGCCCAACACGGAGATTATGTCGAACTACATGAAAGGATATCCATTCTGTGGTCCACATATCTTGAAACCATTGTTACCCCAGAACAGGTAGCTTTCTGTATGGTTCTTCTTAAAGTGGCCAGGCAGGAAGTAGGTGGCAAAAACGACGATGACCTTGCAGATGCAGCGGCTTATACTGGAATTTGGGGGGATCTCATTTCTCATTACGATGAGAATCGCGGATGAAAGAAGACCTCTTTGACGAGTCAGTCTGGACACCTCCAGAGACACTACCTGATTTATCCCAGGAAAAAATAATAGCAATAGACGTGGAAACCCGCGACCCTAACCTCATTACCAAAGGACCAGGGTGGTCAAGGGACGATGGTCAATTAATCGGGATCGCCGTAGCGTCCTCCCAGTGGAACGCCTACCTTCCCATTGCCCATGAGGGCGGCGATAACATGTCAAAGCGGACGGTATGCGGTTGGCTACAGGATCAATTAAACCACAAAATGTCTGTGGTTTTTCATAACGCCCAGTACGATGTGGGGTGGTTGTTAACGAAAGGTATTGAAATTAAAGGACAAATACTCGACACCATGATTGCCGCACCGCTGCTCGATGAGAATAGATTCAGTTATTCCTTGAACGCCCTTGGAGGGACCTATCTGGGAGAACGTAAGCAAGAGGAGGATCTTAAACGGGCAGCAGGTCAGCATGGTGTAGACGCAAAAAAAGATATGTGGAAACTTCCAGCGTCACGGGTAGCTTTGTACGCTGAAACGGACGCACGTCTCACATTACGGTTGTGGGACGTTTTAAGCCGAAAGCTTAAAAAGGAAAATTGTGATAAAATATTTGAACTGGAGCTTGATCTTCTGCCCATTATATTTGAGATGAGGAAAAAAGGTGTACGGGTCGATGTAGAAAAAGCCCAAACGACCAAAGAGTTTCTTCAAAAGAAGGAGGATGCTCTTTTGAAGAAGATACATGACGAAACCAAAATTCACCTTGAACCATGGAACGCTACATCATTGGCGTCTGTCTTTGATGCGCTTGGCCTGGAATATCAGCGAACTCCAAAAACGGACGCTCCCAGCTTCACCAAGCATTTTCTTAAAGGACATTCTCACCCTGTTGCCAAAACAATTCTGGAAATCAGGGAGTACAACAAGGCCAACACTACCTTTGTTGATACGATACTCAATCATCAGTACAAAGGCCGTATTCATTGTCAGTTTAACCAGTTGCGCTCAGATGACGGTGGAACTGTGTCCGGGCGATTTTCATCAAGCCATCCTAATTTGCAGCAAGTTCCCTCTAAACATCCTGAAATAAAGGAAATGATCCGTGGTCTGTTCCTCCCAGAGGAAGATTGTAAATGGGGAGGCTTCGATTATAACGCACAGGAACCCAGGTGGCTCATGCACTATGCTTCCAAGACCCCGGAGGTAAGGGATAACGAAAAGGTTTTAGAAATAGTAGATCAGTACAAGAAGGCTAATTTTGACTTCCACCAGATGATAGCCGACATAGCTGATGTGGATCGTGACAGTGCCAAGACGATAAACTTGGGGATCATGTATGGGATGGGCATTGGGAAATTGGCCAATGTCATGGGGAATATTTCTTTTGAAGAAGCCAAGGAACTAAGAAACGACTATGACGAGAAGGTTCCGTTTATAAGAGCGATGGCATCTTCGGTTATGGAAGTAGCTTCTCGACGAAATGAAATCCGTACATTGCTAGGACGCAAGTGCCGGTTCCCTATGAGGGAGCTACGAGGATATAACAAGGATTCAAGTTCTTTGATCCATGCGGATAAACTTGAGGAAAGATGGCGGGGCATACTTGCCATCCCGGAAGAAGAACGTGAGAAAGGCTGGAAAAGTTTTGAACCAGACCGTTATCAGGTAGCCTTTACCTACAAGGCTTTGAACCGTTTGATACAGGCGTCCTCTGCCGATCAGACCAAAATGGCCATGAAGGTGTGTGCGGACCATGGTTACCTGCCCATGCTGACGGTTCATGACGAGCTTTGCTTTTCGATAAAGAATGAAGATCAGGTGAAAAAGATTAAGGACTTGATGGAAAATTGTATTCCTGATCTTCAGATACCATCAAGGATTGACGTTGGAATTGGAACTAATTGGGGAAATGCAAAATGATACTGGGACTTTTTTTAATTTTAAACGTGACGTTGTTCTATGAGGACAATAAAGAATTTTTTGATACCGCCGCGCAAGAGTATAAAGAGGGTGCCAGATGGCATAAGGTTGGACCAAGACCGCCAGACCCTACTGCTAAAGCTCTTACCCTGACACCACCTAATGGTGAACCGTACATTATCTGGAAGCTGAAGAAAAAATAGTTTTACCTAATTTAAAATGGGGCGCCCCAATCTACCCCCGAAAATATTCCTACATTTGGGGAATACCCCCCTTCTCCAGTTGGAGGTCCACTTTCTCCACGACTTGGGGCAATGCCTTCAATTGTCATTGAGGGTCCAACGGTGGGGTCAATACCCAGAAGACCTTTAGAGCTTCCCCTCCCTAATGCTTTCGCTAATGTGAAAGCGCGAGGATCAGAAGCAGAAATAACCGGCCCAAATCGTTGCTTGGGATCAATGGGCGGCAGGATATCTTCTTTTTTGGTAAAGGCACCCCCTAATAAAGTTCTTCCTAAACTTCCTAAGAGATTGGGGTTTCTTATACCGCCCCCTAATAAAGTTGGTTTATCCAATTCTCTTTGACGACCAAAATTAAACAAGCTTAAAGCCAGTTGGGCAAGTTTAACGGGAGGAGGAGTTGTGATTAACCCTAATAAATCTGCTCCCGTCATAACGTTACTGGCTAGAGGAAGCACTTTTTTTGCATTTATGTCGTCCAAAACTCCTTTTGCAGCTTCCTCTCTAATTGATGTCTGGAGGGGAGGAGATTTTTCATCAAACGCGAACCCTGCACCAGCCCCCGTTGGAAGTTTATTAGGGTCAATTTGTTGATCAGATAATTCCTCGTTTTCAAGACCAGATGGCCACTCAAAAAGTGGAATTTTTCCTGTGTCAGTTGAAGCACCACCAATAGAAAGAATTCCTTTTCCTTCTCCTAATGAGACTCCTTTCCCCCAAATATCAGTTCCTGGTATTTGAAGAGTAGAAATTCCTATTTGTGGTGGCCTACGGTCATCTTTGGCAGGGGGTGAAGGTTTTCTTTGTGGAATAGTGGTTAGTTCTTGTAGAGGCACATTGAAAATAGAAGCATTTATCTCATTTGCTTTTTTATCTATGTCTGCCCCTGAAATGCCATATTTCATCATGGCTTGTCTTACCCCTGAAACAAAAGCATTCCTTGTCCCCTGATGTTCTTTAGTAGCAAAAGGCTCAAACACCTGTTGTACGATTTGGAAAGTTGTAGTTGGATCAAAGCCATGTGGATGATGTTGTCTCCACCCTGCCAATGTTCTAGTTTGAGCCGCTTTATCTTCAGCAAGATAATTCGTGAAGAGTTCTTTCCTAGAAATAGCCATCAGGCGGTCTCCCCTTGACAGCATTCACCATGGGTGACGCACTTGCAATCGGCGCACTGGTAGTGTCCGTGGACAAACACCTTGGGTTTGTCGCAACCGCACTTAGGACAAATCTTCCCAATTTCGTCCGTCAAATCTTCTGGCGCTATTTCTGTTTCCACTTCCGACATAACTACAATGTATCCATCCGGAACGGGGTTGGCCTTCCTTGAAAAATTCCAGTATCAATTGATCGTAATCCAGATTGTCCATGACCCACCGGGCAACGTCCGTGTTGGGTATCTTCGGGATTTCAAAATCTACTGCTTCTCCTTTTACATGTTGCGACTTGTCAGATGAGCCTATGGCTTTATTCAGTTCCAAACATCGGAAGCCGCTCGAGGGGCTGAATGGGATTCCGTAGTGCTCTCTAACAGGTTCAAGTATATTCTCACATAACTCTTTCAGAGAGACCGTTTCACGATCCCCCGGTTTGTTGTAGATCCCCAGCCGTTCAGCGGTCTGGGACTTCGTCATTTCGTCAAAGCTGAAGTGCTTCGACAGCATCATTATGCATAGCCTCTCAACATTTTCTGTTGTTCAATTTCTCTTAAAACTTCCGCTCCTCTAGGAGGAATTTGGGGAGGAGGTTGTAACTGGCTTACTTGTTGAGAAACCTGATCAACTACAGGCTGTATTGCTTGTTGGCCTTGTTGTACTACAGGCGCTGCTTCTTGTTTCGCAGGTTCAATGATTTCTTCTGAAAGAATATCACCTCCTACCCCACTTGCGTAATAACCCATATCTACAAGTATGGTTCTGAGTGATCTGACAGCCGATTCCCGTGCCTTTTCCGCAGCAATATTTCTTTTACCAAGTTCAGCCCCACCCCTCATTGCTCTCTCCGCTTCATATGCTCTCAAACGAGGAGAAGACAGATATTTAAGGATGGGTTTGGATCGTAAAGCACGTGACAAAGCTATTATAGTAGCCGCACCAGACAAGGTAGCTATAGGATTAAGGATTAAGGCTGTTGAAAACCCAGCCGCGTAACCAGCCGCTGCAAGTCCTGTTTTCCCCTTTAATACGGAATCTGAAACTGCTTCTCCCGCTTTCGCTATCTTGTTTAAATCCACAACCGCTTCTTTGCCCAGTATTTTTTCTAAAGCACCTGCCTGGTTTAAATCCTTTATACTTTTCAGCCATGCTTGTCCAAAGGCCCCACTCTGCACAACATCAGAAGTTACTTTCCCGGTTGGGAAACCAGAAGATACAATTCTCTCCAAGACGAGATCCTTGAATCCCCCCGGAGAATCCAGCATTTCATCTCCTACCCGTGCTCTTAATGT